AGCAGCAATATCAACAACTTTTTTCATTTCTCCTGCAACTCGTCCTGCACCAATCCCGACATCTTTAAATCCTGATACTAATGTACCAACTTCTTGACCAGTCACTCTCATTGTAGCGTAAAGGTCTTTATTTACTTCAGCAGATAATATTACGTTTCGTTGTAAAGCCTTTGAAGCATCCTGTTGTGTTTTAATAACGTCCGCTATATCACCACCTAAAGTTCTAACGTTACTAACAGCATCAGCCATAGTAGCGTTTAAGGTTTGAGCCATTTGTTGACCAAGACCAAATTGTTTTAAAAGTGAACTAGCTCCTTCGTCAAGAGTCGCAATAACTTCTTGAATTGATTCTTTATTAAAGTTACTTTTTAATGCCTTTCCAAATTCATCAATTATCCCTTTACCTTTTTCCGCACTTTTATCTAAACCATCAGCCATATTAAATTTGTTTTATAAATAAATACACCAAAGACACATTTTAAATTAGGTCTCTGGTGTATTATCTTCGATTATTCTATTTATTAAAAATTTCCTAACATAAGTAGGCATCTCGTTGAAATCTCTGTATGATGTTCTTATAAATTTAGACATCAAATAATATTCTTCAATTAGAAGTTGTCGATAGTTAGAAAAAAGGCCGAAAAAACTCAACCCCAAAGGTTATCTCGTAAGATACCAATTCTCCTGATGGGGCGGTTGCAGTTCTTTTAAGGTCTAATGATGGTTCATTTTCTCTTAAAAAAGTTCTTATGTATTTAGAGTCCATAATAGGTAAAGTATCAACAAACATTGCAATTTTACCTCTATCACTATCACCATCAATTTCAACAATTTGTTTTTGTAGTTTCCAAGTAACTCTTGGCGCTTGTCGACCCGCAGGATATTGTTCTACCATTTTATCCAACTCAATAGTATCATAAAAAGTGGTAGGTCTTAATTTGACTGTAACACCTGTTTTAGGTAATGTTGTAGTAAAAAAACCATTTTCGTCAGGTTGATATTTAGATTTTTTAATATTTAATTCATCTAATACCACAGTATGTGGAAATGGTTTATTAGTGTTTGGGTCAACTAAATTAATAGTATATTCAGAACCAAAAGAAGTGTTTCTTAAAAATATCAAAATAGCCTCAACATCACCGTCTAATAATTCTTCAGGACGTAAATCGTGTTCAAACAATTTATTTCTTAATAATGTTAATACTATATTTTCCTTTCCAGCTGCAGAACCAATCAAATAATTTTCATCAGACGCAGTTAAATAACCAATTTTGACTGATTTCTTTTTTGATTTGTAAAAAATACCACCACTAGGTAAAGACACAACGTCATGAGGTAATGTGAAATTTTCTGTTGCAGCATTAATTAAATTTTCATCCATAATAATTTGTTTTTATTATAAAATATAAACGTATCTGTTTTTTTTTAAATAGTTAATAAAAAATCCACATACTTTTGATATGTGGATTCTTAATTTTAAATATATTTTGTAATTTTTAGTAAACTAATATACATCTATCCATACGTAACACCGCTGATATAGTAGCCAATGCGTCTGTATTATATGCCAATGAATCAAAGTTAACATCTGATAAGAAAGTCCCTTCCAATATCCATTTCTCAACAACTACACCCGTTGGGTCTAACATCTCAAGGTCAACATTCTTTTTATAACCCGCAGCATACCCCATACGTCCGGTAACTGATTCTGCACATAAACGTACCCACTCCATAAGTGCCTGAGACGCTGAAGGTCCAATTGGGTCACGGAATTTAACATTTATTGTACCCCAAGTAAAACGACCGGCAACATATGTTTCAGTGTTTAAAAATGGAATCGCAACAGGATTAATTGTTATTTTTGGTCTTGCTGCCGATTCTACGAACCATTCATTAATTCCTAATGTTGAAGGAAAACGTAATATAAACCTATTTTGTCTTTTAGGTTCGTAAGGTATGGGCATTTTCATTAATAAATCAGCCATTTCAATTTGTTTTTAATTTTATTTATTTTATCTTTATTTAATAAATATCACTATTTAAAAAATATTTTAGTTGACTTTTAGAATTTAATTTACTATTATTTTCTTCCAGTCTAGTTTTATTTAATACTAGTTTTATTTAATACTAGTTTTAATTTACTAGTTTTTTAATTATTATTTATTATAACTATTTAATATTCTTTTTTTATTCCTCCTGCTGTTGAATAAGTTTTAATAATATTTTCCGGGTCTTGCTCAAAATGTTTTTTAACTACATCTACATTTCTTACATCATCATCAGAAAACCCTACTTTAGGTACAAAATAATTACTAATTTTATTTTTTAAAAAAGCTTTTTTCTGAATTTTTTTTGAAATATCTTTAACATATTGAACAAATTCTTTTAAAGCTTTAATTTTACCTTCTTCCGGATTTGTTGCTGAACCCTCACCAAAAGACACCGGATAAAAACGACACATATCTAAATATTCTTTTATCATTTCTGATTTAGATATTTCTTCTTCATCCGCTAAATCACGATATTTTTCTAAATTCTTAATTAATTCATTAGAATTTATACCGTTTGTATTTGATACAATATAATTGTAAACACCTTGTTTAAGTACATTAGGGTTGTGACCTCTTGCGGTAACAATCGAAAAAATCGACCCATTATTAATTGCCTCAACAAAATCACCCCAAGCAGGTCCTGGTTTTGCTAACATAGCGTCAACAATAAATTGTTTATCTCCTTTATCCCGAAAATATCTGAAAGGTTCTTCCGCAAAACCAACAATAGTATGGTCATTATACTCAAATGGTTGATTACCAATTTCCGTTCTATAATCCGCAAAATCTTCAGTTGACATACCTACTTCACGACCTTCATCATCTTTTAAAATAATTTTGGTTGGCATCGTAACAATGTTATCGTCCCAATCAAATGCGTAGTATTTTTCATCAGGAGCACCTGATTCATCAATACCTTCTTTTAAAATTTTTTTATTAAACATAATTGTTATTTGGCTTAATTATGACCCACTATTACAATGGGTCATAATTTTATTTATTATATATTCTCGAAAGACGCACCTGTTGGAGTGATATAGAACGTGATGTCTATAAATTCTAACGATTTGGTTGGTTTGATGTAAATCTTACCTGTCATTTGATTTCTGTCTAAATCAGCTGCGTCTGACGAAACTGTTACACGGAAATCGTAAAGACCTCTATCTCTTCTAATCGAATCTAATATTGGGTTAACAGAATCTAAGAAGTCTTGTCTTACTTTAGCATCGTTTTGTTCAAATAATAATCTAACAGAAACTGCCGATATTAATTTACGTGCTTGAAGTAATAATCTTCTTACGTTGATTCTATCAAGAGCCGATTGTCTAATTTGAAGAGTTTTGTTACCCCAAATTACTGTTCCAACATCAGAGAACGTTGCGATTGGATTTAAACGACCTTGATATAGAGTATCTCTATTCTCTTGAGTTAATTTAATTCTCGCTTTAACCGCATTTACAATACCTCTCGTGTAACCCGCAGCTGCGAACCAAGGATAAGCGATGTTGTCTGTTAACGCTAAGTTTCTCGTTACCTCAGCAGTTGCCGGTAAGTAAATTTGAGTATTATTAACAGTATCTCTCATTAATACCCAAGGGTAGTAAGTAGCCGTGTAGTTAGAGTCAATACCTGAATTCGCTAAATTATCTACGGCCTCTTGTGGGTAAATAAAATCAAATTGATTACCTGTTGAAGGAACATACATATTGTAGTCAGGTGTTGTACAAACGTACAATGAATCCGCTCTACTATATTCAATCATATCGATTGCGTTTTCAACTAAATTAGAGTTATTAACATAATCAATACCCGGTGTAACAAACACATTAATATTTACCGCTTCAGGATTTGCGAATGTTTCTTGACCCAATAAATAAGCGTAATAATCAGTGTTAGCAAAATCTTGAGTATTACCGGCCACACTAATTTGTTTAAATGCCCCCCAACCTGTCGCTGAAGGGTATCTTGGTGTTGGACAAGCTCCTTTTAAATAACCTGCTCTACCTAATACAAATCTATCAGTATTTGTTCTAAATTCTCTGTAGATATCCCATCCATCAAAACCACCTTTAACTAGTAAAGTAAATTTACGTGCAAAAATTCTATAATAAGGATTTTCAGGGTTATCAGGGTCAGATGTAAATGGTGCATCACCACAGAAGAACGCCGGAGTACCACTAGTTACAAACACATTTGGTATTGTAATACCTGTTGCGTTTTCGTCCATATGGAATCCTCTTGTTCTAAAGTTCCAAGGATTACCTTCAGTATCATTACAGATATCTAAAGGAAGTTGTGTTCCTTTATATTGGAAGAAGTCAACATCAATACCTTCAGTATCAGAGATACCTAAATAAGTTCTTCTTACATTATCACCTGCACTTGTAGTTGTGTCGTCCGCACCTGATGCCAAACCAAATGGTGGATTATAAACTACTTCACCAGGATAATAGTATTTAGATTTTATTAATGGGAATGGTGGTCTTACACCAGCATATTCTCTATAATCATATCCCAAGAATCCACAAGGAAGTGCATCTACAGGAGCGTCTTCATTCATTTCAACCATTACATAACTTGATAATAATGGATATTCACCATCTAAACTACCAATTTTTTTACCTACGAATGAATTATCTTGAGGGTTCATTGTACAATTAGTATATTTTTCAAGAACTACAGGTGCTGAATCAGTATCGAAGAAATCTCTAATCAATACATCAAAAGTACCGTTGTTAAATGACATATTAGCTAACGATATTTTAATATCAACGTTAGCAGAATCACCATCAGCAATAGTTGTAAATTTAAATAAGTTATAAACTTTATTACCCCTTAATTCTGAAACAACCCAAGGTGATACCGGAGATTGATATTTCTCTAAATAAAAAGCTATTGATGTTGGGTCAATTGCTTGACGTGCATCAGGTAAAGCAGTTAATTCACAATTTAAACCTCTAATATAACCCATTCTCCACGCATTAGTTAATAATGCTTGGAATCTTTCTTCAACAAATAACGGAACAACTGTTCTCGGTTTAGAGAAGTTAGACGAACCAAATACTTTACTAATATATTTAGGGTCAGAGTTTGATAATGATGTTTCAAAGAAATATTGGTCACCATCTTTACTTGTGATGTTAACACCAAAAGTTGAAAATGGGTTTTTAGTTACACCAGAATATGTTCCTGTACAATCTAAACTAACATCAGTTAATCCTGATACTTCATAAACCGGACCATCATCTAAACCATATGTTGAAAGACCTCTTGAACGTAACGTAGCAATTACTAAATCATCATAATCAGTATATGCGGTTCCCGAGTAGACATAAATAACACCTATCAATGTACCTGTATAACAATGAACCGGTTTAGCCGTCGTTGTTGAAGTAGTCGATGTTGATGTAGTAGTTGTACATGGGTCGGTCGTAGTAGTAGTAGTTGATGTTGATGTTGTAGTTGTTATTACAGGTGTTAATGTTAACCCTGTTACAACAGACCAAAATGAAAATCCTGTATATGCCGCATTTCCAACATTATCGAATAATGAGTAATACCAAGGGTCATTTTGTGGTGCAGAATAATTACATAAATTAGCACTTACATTATCAACTTCATAAACATTTGTTTCTCCTGTATATACTTCACTTAATCCTGAATAAACACTTGTTGGTACCGCTCCATAGTAATAAATTGAAGTGTCTTCTTTTGATGGTGTTGAAACTACGTCAAAAATTTGTTTAGAGAAATCAGTATACAATGTACTCATACTACCATCAAACTGTTCGTAAGGTTCGTACAATATTGAAGATATTTCAGGTGCTAAATTAGATGTGTTTGTAAATACAATACTATCAATACTATTTGTACACGCCGAGAATTCAATCGAATAATTTATTGTTTTGAAGTCAACACATTCAGAAACACAGTTAACTGTTGTTGCACTTTCACAAAAGAAATCAACCGTTGTTGGGTTAACATTAGCTTTTGTTGTTATAGACCAAGATGGTCCCGCATCATAACCTGATAATCCTAAAACTCTTGTTACGAATAATTGGTTAGATTGTTGTAAGTATGATTTGGCAATATAAGCCGCTTCGTACTTTGGAATTTGTGTATTTATAAATTTTTCTGGAGAAGTTCCACCGAAGAAATTTGTGAATTCATCAAAATTTCGTATAAAGATAGGTTCGAAAGCAGGACCTTTTAAGGTCTCACCCACAATACCCAACGTGGTAACCCCCACACTTTGTGCTACGAAACTTAAATCAACTTCAGAAGTATATACTCCGGGAGATACGAATACTTTTTGATTTGATGCCATTAGTTTGTCTTTTTTATTTGTAAATTTATTTTTATTGATAAATATTATAAAAAAAACCAAAATACTTTACTTCATAAGAAGTATTTATAAATTAGGTAGAATAAATTCTGCCTTTATTCTACCATGGCAGATGACGAAAAAAAGATTAAGAACCTAAAGATATCAATTGAGGTTCACAGTGTATTAAAGACCTATTGTGAAAAGAGGGGTATAAAAATGTATCGTTTTTTAGAGAGAATGATTTTAGACCAATGTAAGGAAAAGAAGGATATCTATGGTGAGAACTAAACTATTTCATTATTTAACTCAATAATCCCTTCTTTTGTCTCATCATTTTTAACCACTATGATTTTCAAAACATCATTTGTGTTTATCTGAATTTGAAGTAAATCAGTACCATAATATTGATTATTTAGATACACATCGTATGACTCAATGTTGGTCGTTTCACCTAAATTTAAATCAACAGTATAATCAAAAATTTGTGATAAAATATTGTTACCGGCAACAAATAAAAAATTAGTTACTGTCGATTCATCCGCAATATTTTTTCTTCGACCACGAGTAAACGATTCTTTTTCAAATTCAATAACCGTTAAAACTCTTGAAACTGCCGGGGCAACTTCAAATTCGTTTTCATCAATTAAAAATCCTAACATTGTAAAATCATAACTTTGAATATAATATTTTCTTTTATCAATACTCATAACTGATTCATCAGTAATGTTATTCATTATGATTGGAATATAATGACCTTTGATGGTTGTGTAGGCTTGACGAGAGGCAAACATTTCAAGAATGTTTTTATTTAAAGCGTTTAATTCTCTCATTCTATTACAAATTATTTTAACACTATATGTAATATCAACAGGAACAGGTTGAGGTATTTTATATATATCCATACCATTTCTATTTCCATCCCAAGTTGGTACTTGAGCATAAAAATATTGTTTTCTATTTGGTATATTATAAATTGTTGCAGGATTTGTTCCGAATTTAACCTCAGGGTTTCTTACAACCGTAATAAATGGTGGTGACACGTTTGAATCTAAATCTTGAAAATTCCAAGTTTCTGTAAATTGTGACCAGTTTTGAGAGGTAATAAGAATATCGACCATTGGGATTACTTGACCATCCACAATTGTTTGTAAATCATTTTGAACAAAATTTAACATACCCCCATCTAAATCGGCGTGTAAAATAGATTTTGGTAAATAAGTTCCGTCTTTATTAATTTTTTCCAATAGTTGTTCTCTTCTTGGATAAAGAGTTTTTGGAAATGTTAACGGAATTGTTTTCTTTATTTTATTTGGTAATGGCATGTTATTGTTTTGTTATAAATATTTTGTCTCTTAAATTTATCATTTCAACTTCACCGGCACGATATATTGGTTCTTCGGTGTCTTTTACAACATAAGAGTTATATTTGTAAGGATTATAGGTAACGATATTATTATTTGGTTGAGATGGTAAATCCTCACAAGGGTGTTTACAATAATCATCTAAAGTTCCAATCACAAATGAATGAACGTTTTTTCGTTTTTCTTTTAATACTTTTTCTCTACCACCTTGTCTAACTCTAAATTCAACATCTGATAATTTAACATAGTCAGCGTGAATTATTACACGACCTTTATAAATGATTGAAAATGTGTGTTTATGCAAATTGTAATACAACATCACTTTTTTTCCAACATATTCTTTTTCTTGATTATCGTGACCACACTTGTGGCAGATATAAGGGTCGTTTCCTCCGTCGGATAACGCCCAAGACCAACCACACTCGTCACAAATTACTTCTTTATTTGTGACAGTTTCTAATAGTTTTCTATATTGATTTTCGTTAATAATTATTTTCATAATCGTAATATGTTGAAATTGTTTTAACCGGTAAATTAAAATTATCTTGGAACCATTTTTTCATTGGTTCTTCCCAATGATTACCAAACATATTATCCAAATGTTTGGAGTATTCCCCCAAAACTTCTAAAATCGGAGCGTCTTTATAATAACCGGAGTGTGTATCATAATATTCCTTTTCAAAATAATGAAATACCATATCTGAATCATATTCTCCTTGCCAATCACCCTGATAAAAAATTAAAAAGTTTTCATTTTCGCTATTAATATCCGGATATCCATCTTCATCTTCATCCACACCATAAACCCAACCCATTTCACTTGGATTAAATGTTTTATCAATATAATTGTATATTGAATTGAATAGTTTATTTTCTGTTATTATTAGTTTCATTATAATCCTCTAAATTCGTTTTCCGTTACCGGAGTTGCAACATATGATTTATAAAATGGTTTATAACCGGCGTATGTATGTTTATTATCTGAATTAATTCTTCCGTCGTCACTTACCACATAATATCTTACTTTACTTTCAGTTTCATAATAACCAATATAATCTCCATAATTAATTTGAATATTCAAATCATTAAGTTGAGCCGCGTAAACCGCAAACTTCATATTACCAGGTTCTGATTGTGTAATTTTTGAATTACCCAAGTATTTTGTTTCAGGCGGTAGTATTTGAACATAAGCTTTAAACTCAATGGGTGGTAAATATTTTATACCATCAGTCATTACCTCACCATAAACATCATCTGTTTTGGTTTTCAATCTATCTATCTTATAAAGGACTAATGTAAAGTTCATATCACCATACAACCATTCCTCACCCATAGAGATGTCTAAATCGTAATCCTCCGCTCCAAAGAACTTTCCTATCCTTGTTATTGGTACTAAATTTCTACTCATCTTGATATTTTTTTTGTCTTTCGTAATATGATTCCGATTGAGTGCTTGAGTCAATAATTATAACATTAATTGCAAAATAATCTTTTATAGTTTTTTGTATTTCATGATTCCACTCATATCTGTAAGCAACAGGAATTGAATTTCGGTCAGAATTAACTTTTAAATATTTACTGTCATCAGGGACAACATATGTTACCCTCATATAATATTCGTCACCAGTATCATCAGTAGGTCTTAATTCATAAGTAAGTTCAGACACACCATTAGGTTTAATGTGCTTTATCATTTTATTTATTAATCTTTCTAATGTTTCTTGTTCCATTCTCATATATTGATAAATATTAAATAATTTATTATATTTCTATTAAAAGATTAAATTTGGAAAACAATACATCTGAAAATAGTAATCTTACGTTAGAACAACGTGCGTTAACTCTCCTTGAAACTTACGAGGGGGCGAATAACTATATCCTTAAATTAAAATTTCAAAAGGAAAGTAATAAAAGATTTTACCCTACTCGAGCACAATCTGATTATATTATAAATTATTATGAGGTCATACCAAAGGTAGCTAAACGTTGGGTAGATTTAGACCCGTACTTTGCTAAAAAGATTGCCGATGAAAAATTACTACTAAAAATTCCTGAACAGGTATGGGTTGAAAAGCTATTAGTTGAGAAAGAAAAATCCTATCACGTTTGGGGTAAAATTTTAGAGGGTGAAACCATCCACGAATTTTGGCTACCTAAAGGTGCTTTAATCAAAACACACACAATTAAAGATGTTAAAATTGATTACGAAAAATATTCACATCGACCACCACTAAACCATCAAAAAGAGGCTATTGAGAAATTAGCCGGTTCCAAAAGATTTATTCTCGCTGACGATATGGGTCTTGGGAAGACAACGGCAACTATAATTGCTGCGTTAGAAACAGGTGCCAAAAAAATTCTAATAATTTGTCCGGCATCCTTAAAAATTAACTGGCAACGTGAGATAGAAAACTATTCCGATAGAAGTGTTTATATTTCTGAGAGTAAAAATTGGTCTAACGAACACGATTTTGTTATCGTAAATTACGATATACTCAAAAATTTTTATGACCTCAAAGATAAAGATAATTCTTTAATTACCAAAGGTGAATTTGATTTAATTATCTTGGATGAGGCACATTATGTTAGTAATGGTACCGCCGCAAGAACAAAATTGGTTAATAGTTTCACAAAAAAATGTGAAAGAGTTTGGTTATTAACCGGGACACCGATGACTAACCGACCGATGAACTATTTTAACCTATTGTCTATTATTGAAAGTCCGGTGGCTCAGAATTGGATGGCTTACGCAATTAGATATTGTCAGGGTTATCAGTTCACCGCGGGAACTCGTAAAATATGGAATGTAACCGGAGCATCAAACTTGGAAGAATTAAGAGACCGAACATCAAGACAAGTTTTACGTAGATTAAAAACAGATGTTTTAGATTTACCTGAAAAAATTATTACACCGGTTTACCTAAGATTAAAGTCAAAACTTTATGAAGGGTTAATGGGTGAGTATTATGATTGGTACAACAAAAACCCTGATGAATCAACCTCTTTAACAGTCCAATTCAGTAAGTTAATGAAAGTTCGTCAAGTGATTGCCGAAGAAAAAATTAAAGATACTATAGAATTGGCTGAAAATATTTTGGAACAAGACAAAAAAGTTATTATCTTTACCAACTTTACCGAAACATTAAATAGAATTGCCGACCATTTTGGGAAACAAGCTGTAAGATTAGATGGTTCAACATCAAAACCTCAAAGACAATATGCTGTAGACCAATTTCAAGATAATGAAAAAATTAAAGTGTTTGTTGGAAACGTGAAAGCAGCCGGTGTTGGTATTACACTAACCGCCGCTGAAGCCGTAATCATTAATGACCTATCATTTGTTCCGGGTGATTTAGCACAAGCGGAAGACCGAGCATACAGATACGGACAAAAAAATTCAGTGTCGGTTTACTATCCAATTTTTGATAACACCATCGAGGCTATTATTTATGATATGGTAAATGAGAAGAAACAAAACATTGGAACGGTTATGGGAGATAACATTGGTGAGAGTGGTGACTTCATTGAAGAACTTATGAATAAAATCAACACCCGAAGATAATCTATTTGTTGAGATATTTATAAGAAATAAATAACAAGCCGAATGAAACATATTGAAAATAAAATCAAACTCATTACGGAAGAGATTCAAAATGTTGAAAAACAAGAGAATGAAACACTCTTTCTTAATGAGATGAAAAAGATAGGAATCGACAAATTACCATATTCCTATTCAGCACTAAAGCAATTTATTGATGCTGAAACAATGAACTACCATTATAACAAACATTATAAAGGTTATGTAGATAAACTAAACGCCGCTCTTAAAAACAAAGATTACGGTGATTTAGAACTTGAAGAAATAGTTAAATCCATCAGTAGATTTAATAAAACAATCAAAGATAATGCCGGAGGAGCGTTTAACCACGCATTGTTTTGGAAAATGTTATCCCCAAAAACTCAAACCCCAAATGGTGAAGTAATCAAACAAATCAAAAAAGATTTTAATACCTTTGCCAACTTTAAAAAAGAATTTGAAACTGTTGCAAAAGAAAGATTTGGTTCTGGATGGGTTTGGTTAGTCCTAACAAAAAGAAACACCTTAAAAATCGTATCTACAGCAAATCAAGAAAATCCATTAATGAATACTATTGAGGATGGTGGATATCCTGTGTTAGGGTTAGATTTATGGGAACACGCTTACTACCTAAAATACAGAAACAAAAAAGATGATTACATTAAAAACTTTTGGAAATGTGTAAATTGGGAATTTGTTAACAAATTATATATAATGAGAGTTGATAATAAATTAAATGAAAGTGCCGAATTAAAATCTGTTATTTCTGAAGGTAAATCTGAAAGATGTAGTAGAGAAATGAACGAAGCAATTCGTATGGTATTCAACATCAATCCAAAAGTTAAAACAATCTTCAAAGACGGAATTAACAGAATGTTAAAAGAAGTTTTCCCTGACAATTATTATGGAAATAATGAATATGACGAAGGAGAAGTTTCCGGAGTATATGATTTAGAAACTCAAGGTCGTTCAGTTTTAAATAAACTAAACACAAACTATAGTTGTTTTTGTATTTTACTTAATGATGTTAATCAAGTTCTAAAAGCCAAACAATTACCTGAAATAAAAATGATTGGACTAAAACCATTTGAACAAATAAGTGAAGTTAGAAAACTTGTAGATGTTTTAGATGAATACAAATTTAGAATATTTTCACAAAAATCATCCACATTCCAAAATCTTATGAAAGTTTTAACCCAAACTAATAGTTGGGGACAATCAAGAGAAGATAAAACTATTGAAATATTAAAAAGACAATTCGGTGACGACAATGTTAATGCTGTCGGCAAACTTGGAAGTAAAGAGGATATGATTGGTGGTGTTGATTGTGAAGTAATTGTTGATGGTGTTAAAAAAACGGCACAAATAAAACCATATACCGGAGAAAAAGAAATAAAAGATTCAATAATGATTTTAGGGACAGGAAATGTTAAGAGATACTCTACCGATTGGTTAATTTTTACTCGTAATAATAAAGAAGTTTTGGTCTTTGACAATAAACATTCAAAAATAATGGACGGTCAGTTTATTTTCCCTAAAGAAGACCTGATTTATACATTAAGTTGATATTTATAAAATAAAAACGTTATGGCAATATTAACTGGTGCAACATACCAAACGGCAATTATACCGGAACCGGAAAGAACTAAATTATACACAAGAATTAAACACTTACTTGGTGCCCCATTAAGAAGTATTGAATTAGAAGACGAACAAATGGATAGTTTATTAGAATTATCTATCGGTGACTATTCACAATATATCCAAGATTGGTTAATCGAATCTCAATGGACTTCTTTATACAACTTAAATTTAGATACTGAATCATTATCAAGAGCGTTCATCACTAAAAGTTTAGATTGGGAAACAAGATATACTTACGCATACTCGAAAATTGTTGGGTTACAAGCCGGTGGTGATTGGGTATTAAAGAAAGATTTTGTTCAATTAGTTCCAAACCAACAAATATATGAAATCCCTGCAAACCGAGAAATAAATGAAGTGTTATGGTTTACACCATCAACATTAAACGGACTTTTATTTGACCCATGGACTTTTGGTGGTTTAGGTGGTGGTGGTTTTGGTGGACCGGGTGGTTTCGCTCAAATGGGTGCGTCAGGTTCATATTTTATGATGCCAGCATTTGATATGTTATTGAGAATGCAAGAGATTAATATCCAACGAAGAATTATTGCGGGAGATTTAACATATACGATAACAGCGTTACCTGAAGGTAAAAAAGCTCTTCACTTAATGAACACACCTGGTGGTAAATTTGACTTTGGTAACCAAGAAATGACAAGAGGTAAAGTATGGTATTGGTATTATGATGTTGGTCCGGCTGATAGAGATAATTGTTTAAAAAACAATCCGGATATTATTAAATTACCATCGGATGTTCCAATTGATTCAATGTCTTGGATTGACTTAAATAATCCTTCACAACAATTTGTTAGAAGATGGTTTACCGCTTATTGTAAAGAAACATTATCAAGAGTTAGAGGTAAATTTAGTGGTAACATTAAAACACCTGATAGTGAATTAACGATGGATTACGCAACTTTAGCAACTGAAGGTAAAGATGAAAAATCTAAACTTGAAGAAGAACTAAAATTACGATTAGAAAGATTAAGACCAGATAAAATGATGGAACGTGAAGCATTACTTGCAGAAAATTTAAACAAACAACTTAAATTTAGAGCAATGCCAAGACAAATTTATGTAATATAATTTATGAATACTATAACTCAAAGATTAACAAGAAAAACAATTAACGACCGACGATTTTTAGGTAATGCTTTAATCGAGATAGAAAATGATGAAGTATTACCTATGAAAAAAATTATTACTGAATCAAATTATAGAACAAATGGTGAAGTTCTAATTGTTGTTAAAGATATTGAATCTTGTAATATTATATTAGATTCTAACACTACAGAACATATTATTATTAAAGCATTAACCAAAGTTTTTATTAGACCTAGTTCAGGTAAAATTGATGAGTACTATGATGAAATATTTATTGATTGGGGAGCTTGTGTTGAATTTTATATGTTAGAAAATAATTGGTACATCGTCTCATCAGATGGTTTAAAATTAGAATAAAAAAAGGTGTCGAATATGACACCTTTTTTTTTTAGTTAATAAACTCCTCCCATCCTTCAGATGCTAAATCATAAATATAATCAGGACTCATTCCTCTTTTTTCCCAATATTTAATTTCACCCTCACTAATATCTAACACATCTTCTTTTAATCTATCTTGGTCACCCTCTTTAAATGGGACACCATTTATAAGTTCAGATTGTTCTTTAGTAAAGAATCCTCTATCTTCAGGATTAGTTACAATTAATTGTTCTCTAACTTCTTCTTTAAACACAACCAATAAAGGTCCAATTCTTTTATTAAATGTTGCAATCGCTCTCGCTACATTATAATCACCCCTCATATCCGGATTGTTTTCAATTTCGGTTTGGTCTAACATATAACAATTAAGTTGTATTGTTGAGGTTGACTTATCTTCAGGTTCTACACCATTTACTGATGTAAATAAATCCAATTCTTTTTTAGTGTAGTTGTTTTTAGTAATTTTTTGAACATCCCCATGTGAAGCCTTAATTCCATTATTAACATAACTAATAACATCACCTAACGATACTTTTAAATCGTGTTTAATAGCCAATTCCATATGAGCCATTCTACTCATCAATGAACCTGCTTTAGTTTTTTGTGTACAACGTTTTTTATAATCGTCAATTGATAACTTAACTTTTGCTCTTTGAGCAATTTTCATAAGAGGAATATCTTTATCATAAATTCTTTGTAAGTATTCATAATACCACTCAATAAATTCTTGTCCTTTACCTTCCAATAGTAATTTTACACCTTTATCTAAAAAGTCCTCGATATATAATGGAAGTTTTTTAGATTTAATAGTATTACCAGTAAGTTTAATTTTACCACTCGCCTCCATAACGGCATAGTTCTTACGAGCCAAATTAATACAAGATGGCCAAGTACCATCAGTATCCAACGCCATTTCACCTCTCATAAAAAGGTCATTAAATTCTGCAACGTCGGCATCATCACCGGTGTATTCTTTACCCTCTTTAACTTTCCAATTCAATCCTTTACCAATGTAACGTCTATTCTCCCATCCTTCAGGTTTAGAGAAGTTGACACCATCGGTATCCATAACCAAAGGTGTATATCCTTTCTTCATAAAGAACTTAATCATCTGACGAAGATATTGTCTTCCGGTACAAGTAATCTGTTCCCCCATAAACATATCACCCCATTCATAAACGTGTGGTGCGGATAACGCCCCAAACATCGAGTTAATGAATATCTTAATAGGTAATTGTTTTCGGTCATATGATAAGGACTTTTTACGGTCAGTTTCATAGAACTCACCCGCCAAGTTTTTATACATAATACGAGCGTTACGGAAGTAAGCTAACATACCTTTCATTCCACCCATAACATCACACTCGGGAAACACATCGTGAACCAACTGAATAGATGGGTATAGAGACGAGTAGTCAAGTTTAAGTACATTGGTAGAGTAACCAACTTTAAGTAGTCGTGAAAGACCTCCTACGAAGTCAGTCTTGTCTTCTTTTTGTGGGATTGCAAGTTTGTTCTTATAAGACCAAGCCAACATAATCATTCTCCACAGAGTTGCGGTTCCCATTGTGGAAACTCTTTCATATGTTGTTGGTACCATAGATGCTAATAGAAACGTTCCTTGGTTGAATTCATCATCCACTGTTAACGTTTCTTCCAAGTCATCGTCAAGATATCTCTCAACAATATTATCACCGGTTACTTTAATGTATTTTCCCGGGAATCTTGTATCTAAATTATTAAACTCAGGATTATCCGCTTTCTTATATTTTCCATTCTCGACATTTAACCAATATTCCTCTTTTTTGGCATACATCGGACCAATATCTAAATGGTCAATATAAACTCGGTCAGGTGCCTCAGCTTTAATATATTGTGTAATGTACTTTAACCCTGCAGATTTAATACTTGAATTAATTGCTTGTGCTCTACGAACAGAGTGAATAATGTCGATAATGTTATAACCCCATAATTGAGTTTGAGAATATCTCTCAACCTCGTTCGCAAGTTTTAACATCCCATCTTTTTGTCCGATAGGTCTTGCAGGATTTAAAGATTTTGCAATCTTTTTGATATCCAAGTTAAGTGCTTTACATCTTTCAAATATCCAAAACCAGTCGAAGTTTGCTGAGTTATACCCACCAATAATTGAAGGTTTAAGTTCATCAATAATTCTAAAGAATTCTACCAAACCTCTACGTTCTTGGTCTTCGTCCGCACACTCAATAACTTTTTGGTATCCTTTATTAGTTTTGATTCCAATCATAAATATACGGCCATCTTTAGGTTCTAAAGCAGTCGTCTCCAAGTCAAATCCGAGTCTAGTTATGTCGTTATACTCTTCATATCCTTTGAATAATCTTTTCTCTCTTGAAATAAGGAATTGTTCTACCGGTGGAAGTACCGTTAATTTACCTTTTGTTTTTTCACCCCAAGGGTCTACACCACCCTCTTTAAAAAACTGAATGAGTGAACGATAACCTTTCATTGATTTAACCATAAATTTAAGACCTTTTTCTAATCTTTCATTACCTTTGGTTTCTAACTTATCAATGATGATTCCGTGTTTTTTCATCGCCTCTTTTTGTTGGTCTTTAGATTTTGAATAAAAATTCAAATCTCTTAAGTCTCCAACCCAAGCAAATGCCGTAAATGTGTCTTTTTTGATTATCTTTCCCTGACCAGGGATTTCTTTAATTTTGTAGATTGCATCGGTGACGTAATCATACTCGATAGCAACTATGTGCTCTTCGGGGTCGTTTCCTTCAAGGAACGCCTTAATTTCTTCTTGTGTTACCATTTTATATTTTTTAGAATGACATATTGGCTCTGACATAAGTCAGGTTTGTCTTGTTTCTATAAATATAAAAGATAATAATTAATAAATCAATTTTAGATTAATGACATGGAAGTAAATTATTAAAATTAACAATTCCGGTGATTATAGAATTAAAAACGGTAATTACTTGATATCCGTTTATTTGAGTAACATAACTACCATCATTAATCAATGAAATTGTTTGCCCATTAGGGTCACTATAAATTGTTCCACCTATTTGTAATGGGGTATACATATAATAATTCTCACCACCAATAATATAAAAAGGAGGTGCTAACACATAATCTTCAACAATACATTTAATTAGTTGAGGACCATCAGCAATAAAATCTATAAATAAATGACCAATATCATCATAAATGCCTGAACCCATATTAACTTCAGATAATACAGGAATTGTTGTTGTTGTGGTTGTAGTATGATTAATTGTGGTAGTAGTTGTAGTACAAGGACAACATTCTGTAGTTGTTGTTGTAGTATAAGGTCCATTAATACAACAAGGGAATGTAGACACATAACAACTATCGTAAACTAAATCATCCGCAATAAACGAATCTTGAACATTAATAAATAATTCTTCACGTATTGGTAATATAAGAACACCGTCAGAATTTCTTAACATAAATTGACCGGCATAACGTCCAACTCTATTAGTATCTCTTGGAGTAAATTGATAATATATGTAATATTCAGGACCGGCGTTCAAGTCAACAAAAGTTTTTTCAACAAACCCTGCAGGTCTTGAACTTATTTTTGGAATACCCGTTTCTACGTCAACCATTGAGAAGAAAATGGCAGATTCTTCAATCATATCCATAAACTTATTATAGTCACTTCTCCCGTCTTTAACTACTTGTAACTTTAATACCGGTAAGGTTGCGTTTTTCTTTATAAAAAAATCCATCTATTGTTTTTATTTATAAATACTTTACTTTCCAAAAATAAACAAATTAACTTTCTTTTCTTAACGAACCATCATAATGGTCAAATCTATTATGTTCAGTTGGTGTTAATAATAGTAGTCCCGGTTTAATGTTACCTATAACAGTTTCTTGATAAACATATGACATAATTGTTTGTTCAAATGGGTGAGCCCATCTTGTATCTAAAAAACATTTATAGTTACCTTCTCTACTAACAACAATTGGCCAATTACATACGTAAATTTCACCTGTCACATATGGTAAACCATTATATGATTTAATATTTTTAAATTTTGTTTTAGGTGAATTAGGTTCTAAACCATGTTCAGGTAATCTCGGATTATCGGGCCAATGTCTTTGTCTAAAATCTTGTGGAACATTATACCAACTCCATTGAGTTCCATTGTCACCAAAAAATTCAGTAAAATTAAGTTTTAAAAAATCAAAATTTTCTTTTTTTACTATTTCTAAAGATTTTTTATATAAATTGGATACCCATCTATTAAACCCATTTTTACATGTTTCAATTTTGTTAGGATAAAAAGCCATATCATCTTCAAACCAAAAATAATAATCGTGATTTGTTTTATCAAAGTGGTCAGCAACAAAGATACGTCCACCAACTATACCAATATTATCTTTCTTAATATGTTCAAACCCATACTGTTCACATAACTCAATATATCTTGGAGTTGTTGATAAATCGGTCGAATTATTCAATAAATATTTTTTAGGTTTTTCAACAAAATCTTTATCATAATCCAACATAGATTGAATTAACACTTCAAATTGTTTTGGAGAATTAAAAGTTATCACATATAAACCAACATTATCTGTATTGATTTGAGGTTTATTTATTAGAATAAAATCTTTTGTGTATTTTTTTAATTCTTCAAAGAAAGGCCAAACTAACCCATTACCCTCAATTTCAAATCTATGGATTAAATCTTTATATCTATAAGAAAGTATTGTGAATAAACATTCGTCAGCACCCATTAAACCTTCTTTTAACGTATCGTGCATTACTGAATAATAATATTCATTCATTCTGTGAATGTTATCTTTACTTCCACCAAAAAATCCGCCTCGACACACATAACTAACGTAATCGGTATTACAGTAACGAGCCATAGATTTTCTTTCAAATCCATGAATCTCTTCACTACCATCATAAGGATATGATATTTGAATAAATTTATTATTGTTAAAACGAACATAATTTTCTAAATTATCCAAAACATTGTCATGAGTAAAATAACCTCGATTAACAGTATTAGTTAATCCACCATCAACCCAAAAGAAATAATCACTATTAAATGGATTAACAATCGCTGAATCATTTAACATAAAAAATTTGGTAAACATCATTGGATTATAATACTTTAATCCGGCTTGAGGAGATTCGGATAACCATCCCGCAAAATTTCTCCAATTATCTTGTGACCTAATTTTTTCAATATCGTCAAAAAAAGGATTCCAAGATTCAAAATCCTCAACATTTTTAATAAAAATTTTAGTAGGTTTATTACCTCTAATTTTTAATACTTCATCTTCTAATTCTTGGGGAATCCAAATACACATTTGAGCATTTGTCTCTAACATTTCAAAAAACTTTGTCTTGTAATTTGAAAAATCTCTTTTTCCCCACCCATCAAGATTACCTCGACCTAAATCCCAAAGACCGGTCACTATTGTCACATTATTATTCATATATTAAAATTTAAAATTAAATGTTTCGCCCTCATGAAGACCTATATTATATTTTTTATTTAAATTAGATTTAGGTGAAAAGTTAACCATTAAAAATTTTTTAACCATCGGTACTGAATCACCACCCATAGTCAAATTATTTACATTAAAATTAAATTGTAAGTTATTTTCTTTTATTAATAATTCTTTTACAATGTCAGTGACATCATTACCTATATTTAAATTTGAATTTGAATACCCTTCATCTATTTGAAATTTAGGTGTCCCATAAAATGCTTTATGTAATACTATTTTATCTCCTGAATATTTTTTTTCTGATTTATACCAATCCTCACTAATATTTGTCAAATATGGATTATAATTAAACTTAAACCACTCATAATTTTTAACATTTTGAGAACCTTTATTTAACCAATCTTCATAAGCCCATCTTCCCCAAAGACCAACCGGTTCAGTTTTTTTAATATGGTTTGATTGTGACCACCAAAAATTACCCCAATACCAATTATTATTACAAGTTACACCAACATTATCATATTCATTTAGTAAGTTAACACATTCCTCCCATTTATCAATTACAAAATACTCTAAACATTCTCTCCATGATTTAATATTTTCAATTTTTTCTTCAGATATTGTTTTATTGTAATAATCGTCATAATTATTACTTACACCTTTTGAATGAAAATAAAATATTTTGGTATTGTGATTTAAAGCTAATTCTCTAACTTTTTTAATTCCCGGGTATTCAGCGTTATTGTCTGTAAAATATTGAATATTTAATTTTGGATAATCTAACACAGTATCCTCAAATTCGGATTTTTCTGTTTTATCTAAATTAACAGTAACTTCTATTATATCCGCAGAATCGTAAAGTCCCGAAGATTTTAATCTATTTAATTGTTCCTTAACAATTTCTTTCCAGTTACCAACCAGATAACAATGGTAAACAACACTTATCATATTTTTTTATTATTTTTTAATTATTACACTAGTGACGCTCCAATCAGGTCTGTTTTTATAAATTTCAACACTTTTTATATTTTCAGATAAATAATCCATATCATCTTGAGTCATATAATCGGATTCAATTTTACCGGTTTCCTTAAATAATTGTAACATATTTAGTGTAATTGTTTTTGATGAATCACCCCACCCACACCAAGATTTTTCAGGCATAACCGCCTCAAAACTAGTGTGTAAATCTTCAAGTATGTATATACCGTCAGATTTTAACATTTTAAACAATTTGGCTAATGTAATCTGTTGGTCTCTCATTTTATGAGACCCGTCATCTAAAATAACATCAACATTAGAATATGTTTCACTAAATTTAATCAAATCTTCTTCTTTAGATTGGTCACCATCAATAAAAGTCATTCTTTCTCTATTAGTGTTTCCTAGTCGTTCAAAACTATATGGTAAATTATTTTCAAAACCAATTATTTCAGAATTAACAAAATAATCTCTCCATAATTTAATTGATTCTCCATCAGACACTCCAATTTCAATAAATGTTTTAACATCTAAATAAATGTCTTTAAATAGTTCATTATAAACTAAATTAAAAAAATTATGCTCATAATGTTTATCAGTTGAATAATATTGAATAATGTCTAATAATTGAGTTCCGGTAGGTAATGGGATTTCAAATTTTTTGTAATAAATTGAATCAATAGTTCTATTTGGTAAATTACCATACGAAAATGCGTGAAATATAAACCTATTCGGATTATATTCACGAGAGTTAAAATCAAAATTATCAATAATTTTAAATTCTTGTGGTGTAGTTAAACGTTCGTGTAATAACCCAATACATGTTTGGTCATGCCATAACCCTTCTTTATATTGGGGGAATTCTTCACAAATGTCCCACCAATTTTTTAGAAAATCTTTAGAGAATTGATTATTTTTAATTAACATAACTCCGGCATTGACTAATGATGGACCATAATCTTTAGTCATTAATATACTAAAGTCATTAGTTATAAATTCCTCAATTTTTCTATTATTATCACAAAAAATTGCATCAATATCTAAAAATAAAACATACTCACAATCAGGGTATAAATTGAAAACTTCTTCAATTAATAAAGGTTTATACCAAGTCCAAGCTCGAGTACCGATTTTATTTTTTATTTTATCACCATCTTTTTCAACATAATAATTATACCCATTATCCTCACAATATTTTTGATTAATTTTTTCTGAATATTTTCCATAAGAAACATTTGACGTATAAAATTGACAAACAACTATTTTTTTATTTTCTATCATATAATCTTTTAATTTATTTAAATTTTGTTTCGTACCATGTAGTAATTTAGTATTTTTTATTTTAAAATGGTCAGATTCTTTTACACTAAAATCACCTAAAAAAACTTCAGACGTGGTATCCAATGGGTTAAAACAACAATTTAACCTTTTATGATTAATGTTATTTTCAAAAACATACTTAATAATAAAAAGTTCTTCAGGGTATCTTGAATAAAAATGATTTTGATTGTAATTGTGACCAAAATATTTTTTATGGTTTTCTTCAGTTATACTTAATAACTCTAACATGTTTTTTTGTTTACCCCCAAAAAAATTACCCATAGTCCATTTTTCTTCAGATGTGTTAAAATTTAATTCAACAATATCTGTAATTTCTTCGTGAATACCTTTTACCGGAGGTGCAAAATAATGGTCTAAAAATGTAAAATCCGATTCTAACATTTCATCACCAATTTCTTTAATGAAGATTTGGTCATTATCGTTAACAAAAATATAATCATATTTGTCTTCAAGATATTTTAAACTCAAAATTTTCATCAAACACATATGCCAAAAATTATCAATTTTATAATCAAAATTTATATTTGTAACACCATCAATTTTAACATCACTATTGTTCATAAAAATAAACTCAACATCGTGATGAGGTAAAAAATATTTTTTAGCACTTTCATAAAAACAATTAGTCATGAATCTATATTCTTCACTTATACCATTATTTCCACCAAAGTTATACCATCCACTTATTACTGCTATTTTTTTTCTCATATTTTTAAACATTTTTTTTATTGAGTCATCAAAAACTTCATATTTTTTATTAGAATGACCCATATGACCTTGAAATTGATGTAATCTAAATGTATGGTTTGTTGAGTTAAAATCCACATTATTTCTATATTCATGTAGAGATGGTCCTAAATGAACATCCACATCAAATATTTTATCCAAATAAATTTTACCTCTGATAATTGATTTACCACAACTTAAATGCCCATTATCTATTCGTTCTTGACATGACCATCTATAAAAATTTTGTTCTGTAATTGATTTATCGTAATCAAAAGGTGGGGTAAAATTATACATAGGAAGATAAAGAATATTTTCGTTAACTTCTGATAGTGTTTTTTTTAAATCATAATCATCTATGTTATTAGGTACTATCCATTCATCAACATCAAAAATAGATATCCAATCAAAATTATTCCTTAAAGACATAAAACCATCTTTAAACGATTCTAATTGTCTATTCAAGTTACCTCCATTATGATAATTTCCGTTATACTCTCCAATAGGATTTGTAAATTTATAATCAATACTATATGTTTTCTTTAACTCATTTAAAATTTCTTCAGAATCATCTTCAGGGTTATCTAAATAAAATAAAAAATGGTCTACATTATGAAAATAAGAATGAAACTCTACCCACTCTTTTAATCTTTTTGACTCATTTCTAATTTGAGTTATTACCGCTAAAG